GGGCACATCCAGCAATGGAGTGCGTGGTGCAATCAATGGCAGTACTGCAACACTGCCTCAGACTGCTGCTGCATTGGCCCAATTAATCATTGATCTGACTGCCCGTGGGTTCATAGGAACATAGGATGTACCTAGCCAAGACAACAGGCAACCTTGATCCAAAAGCAGGTGCACCACAGAACCTGTTGCAGACGACAACGGTGCGCAGCTTTGAGGGAGGCCTCAATGTTGCAGACACCGATCTCAACATGTCGCCCAAGTTTGCCAAAATATTGGACAACATCGAGCGTCAGACAGATGGCTCACTGGCCATCCGTCCTGGCACTGCATTGTTCAGCAATCAAGCGTGGGACACAACTGACATTGTGAACCACACATACTTCAACGCCTTCATCATCGCGGTGCAAACCAGTGGCGCATTTACTAAGTTTGCTGCTGACGGTACTGGCACTCACATGGATCTTGTTGGGCATCCTGTGGGTACATTCCCGTGGACTGGATCGACTACGTACACAAGCTTCACAATCTTCAACTCCGATCTCATCGCGTGTAATGGCAAGGATAAACCAATTCTGGTCAAGGGTGCAGCGTCTGATCCGAATTACATGAAGGCTCAGTTCCTGGTTGATGAGGCAACACTGTCGAACGTCAACACGCCTGTTGGGAAGTATGTGTGTGCACATGGACAGTATACACTCATTGCCGGTGTTCCCTCTGCTCCTAGCACGTTGTTCATCTCAGCGAAAGGCACAAGTGGGACGTTCTTTGGTGATCCTCCGCCTAACGATGCGGTCAATGTTGATCTTGGCCCTCGTGTATCTCTTGGCTCAGCTACTATCACTGGATTGGTCGCATACCGTGACAAACTATTGGTGACGTTTGAGCGTGGCGTGTTGCCAATGAACCTTGGTGTCTACACCGGGTCACCGGCTGTGCACACGCCAACTGATGATGGCTTCATTGAGGAGTTTGGTTGCCTGTGTCACAGGTCATTGGTGAGTGTCGGTGATGACACGTTCTACAATGACAACATTGGTGTGAACTCCATCAACCGCATCACGCTGTTCAACACGTTGAGGCCATTAAGGGCCAGTCATCTGGTTGACCCGTTGATGACCTCACTCATTCAACCATTGAGCACTAATCAGATACAGCAGTACATGTTTGCGGTGTATGACATCCGCAATTTCCGCTACATGCTGTTTGTGCCAGTGTTCGATGGTGGTGGCATCCTACAAGAGACACAGGTGTTCAGTTACACCAACATCCCAACGATGAAGGTCCAAGCATGGGCACGATTGAGAGGATGGAAATGGCAGTCTGCATGTAGGACTGCATTGCAGAACATCATCTTTGCACAGGGCTATAAGCTGTATTCATATAGCTTCGATGACCACACTCATACGCTTGATTTCCTCAATGACTCGGCCATCAATGGTGGCAACGGTGTCCCGGTGACGTTTGATTGGGAACTGCCTTGGGCTGACATGAAGCAGCGCATGGACATCAAGTGGATGCGCTACATTGCCCTTGACACCACAGGCACAGGGGCATTCACGTGTAGGGCGTATGTTGACAACCTATATAACTATGGTGGTGTAGATAGCCCAATGTTGACGTTCCCGTTCACGGCTGGTGACGGTGGAGGCTATGGTGCAACAGGCTACGGTGTGACAGGATATGGTGGTGCCGGCAATCGCACCAGTGATGAACGTCTGTGGGCGTTCCCACTCAAGTTCAAGATATTGAAGTTGCGATTCAGCGGTTCAGTGTCTGCACCAATTAGGTTCGTCAGCATCTCGATTGCCTACATGCGTGGGAGCATCAGACGATGAGCGGCACAACTGCAATCCTGAAGCTTACACAGCCTGCTGCCAACAGTGTGCCGTGGGACGTGGCAATGAACGACAATCTGTCGATCATTGATGCTGCAGTGGGCAAGTTCTTTGGTGTTGCCAACTTGGTTGGCGTTTGGGCCAACTCAACAGCTTACACAGTTGGTCAGGTTGCCATTGACGATGCTGATAGCAGCATGTGGTCATGCCTGATTGCTCATACGTCGGCAGTTGCTCCAACGTCGTTTGCAAGTGACAGAGCAGCCAATCCAGGTAATTGGTTGCAGGCTGCATCTACAGCACAAGACTATGCTACACAGGCCCAGACATTCGCCAACAATGCAGCAGCTAGTGCATCGGCTGCTGCCACATCGGCTGCTGCCGTTGCTGGTGCATTGCCACTCAGTGGTGGAACTGTCACAGGCTCAATAACAGTCAATCATCGTGTGATGGCTCTCACAGGCCAGTTTGCTGATGCAGCACAGACCAATGGATTTTATCTGAGTGGAACTCAACGGATATTTGCGTTTCACGCCACACTTGGATACTACTGGAATTGGGACAGCGCTAGCGGCAATCTGACATGGGTCGCTGCTAACACAAGTTGGTTTGTTCTTAGAACCAGTGACAAACTAATCTACAACTCACTGGCCGCAGTTGGAGGCAATGGTGCATACGTCAACCTCTCAGATGAGCGGAAGAAGTATGACATTCTGCCACTCGACTTGGGTATGGATGATCTGCGGCGCATCAGGCCAATACGATTCAAGCGTGAAGGCAAAGAGATTGAGGAGTTTGGCTTCGGTGCTCAGAATGTCCTTGGCGTGGCACCACAAGCTGTGCGAGAGTTTGACAAGGGCTACCTTGGTGTGTCCAGTGACATGATCTTGGCCATCGCTGTGTGTGCCATTCAGGATCTGGATTCACGCATTGAAGCATTGGAGACAAACAAATGGAGATAGATCGTAATGCAGTCACTCAAGTTGAGATGACCAATGAAGAGTGGCAGACGGTCCTCAGCATACTACGAGAGGCACCATACAAGATCGTCGCACCACTCATTGAGACGATTGTGGGCCAATGCACCAGGCAAGCTTATGCACATAGAGAGACTCAATAGTGACAACATCGCACATGCTTGTGGACTTGCAAGAGAGCTTCACAGCCTGGGCACATTCGGTGTCGAAGGACCCCCATTCGACTGGGAGTATAACTATGGTGCCCTGGAACGCAGCATGTTGGCCCCCGATCGCTTCTGTGTACTGCTTGCGAATTGCGACGGATATGTGGGTGCTGTATTTGGATGTGTTACAGCATTTCTGTTCAACCCATCAGTGTATGGAGTTGAAGAAGGCTGGTACGTCAGAGAAGGCACACCACGACGAGCAGCGATTGCATCAGCACTCATGCGACAATTCATGGAATGGTGCTATGAGAGAGGGGCCGTCTACGTCCAATGTGGTGACATTGCGGCCATCAACACGATCGGCGTAGACGCTCTGTATCGACGCCTTGGCTTCAAACGGTTTGGCACTTTGTATAGGCATAAGCCATGATGTGGACACCAGGGGGACAGATTGATCACATCACCTTCGCAGGACTGCGTAAAGGTGGTGGTGGAAGCAATCCGTATGAGGAAACCACACTCACTGATCCGGTGACTGGTCAGGCGTTCACGTCGTCACCGTGGTCCGTTCAACATGGTGGACAGTCTGCTGCTAATCAGTTGAATGCTGAAATCAAGCAGCGAACGGATCAAGCCACCGCCGACAAAGCTGCCGCTGATGCAAAGGCAACATCTGACCATGCTCAGGCTGAGAGTGACTTTCAAACCAACAAAACAAAGGCATACAATGATGCCATGACAGGCATCATGAAGTCATTCACCAATGCTGGTCTTGACCCAAACCAGTATATGGACTCATACATCAAGCCAACACTTGATCGTATCAACTCAGGCATCAGTGACATTGCACCTGATGCCACTACCGCACCAAACGTATCGTCGTCGTATGATCCCAACCTGGGAGCAACCATCCTTGGCACTGCAACTAGTGATGCACGATCACGAGCACTTGGTCAGTTCAACCAATCGTTTGCACCAAACTATGCTAACACAGCACTGCCAACGTCATTGTTGACTGATCCCATCAACCAAATCCTCAAGGAGCAGTTTGACCCACTCGGTCAGGAGTTGATCAACGCACAGAAGCGTGGAACACTGACTGACGTTGGCTACAAAGCCGCAGTGGATGCACTGAACCAAAAGCGTGCTGCTGGTCAGAGCCAGTTGCAGACCCTTGGTGCAAACATCCTCAGTGGTGAACGGTCAAACCTGAATGACCTCATCAGTGGTGGTCGATCAGACATCAACAACATGAACCTTGGTCAGCAGATTGATCCAGGCTCGTATGTGTCGCAGGCACAGGGTCAGGTAGGTAGTGACATCAGTGGCCTTGGTGGAGCATTACGGAGTGCAGCAGGCAACACACAGTTTGCTGACTTGACTGATCTGCTCAATGCAGGTGGATCAGTGCAAGGTGCTGGCAATCCAACTGCTGCTAATCCAACAGGACTACCTGGGGCTGGTGGCACTGCACCACTGACCGCTGATCAACAGTTGGCACAACAGAGGCGTGGCCTTGGCAGCAAGGGAGCCTTCTGATGCTCAGTCCTGAATTGGTGGAACAGGGTTGGAAAGACTGCAATGATTTGGTGCTGGACTACTATGCCAAAACCATTGCGTCACATGGTCTCATGCCATTGAAGATTGATTGGGATGCATATCGTAAGATGGCCAAGTCTGGTCACTGTTGTCTGTTCACTGATCGTGAGGAAGAACTACGTGGATTTGCACTCTACATTGTGAATACGCACTTGCACCATCCATTGCACATCATTGCTGCATGTAGCATCCTTGGTGTGAGACCTGAATTGCGAGGCAGGGGCATTGGCCGTGGACTCATTGAGTTTGCCATGCCGTGGCTACGTGACCGTGGATGCACGCACATCACACATGCACATCGTATGATCTATGGTGATGATACGCTGTTCCCAAAGCTTGGCTTCAAGTTGCTTGAACAGACTTACATGAAAGCACTCTGATGGCAATCACAGCAGCCCTCATTGGCGGCGGACTGAGTGCAGCCGGCACGCTTGGTGGCGGTCTGCTTGGTATGATGGGCAGCAATGCTCAAGCCAATCAGCAATATCAGCTTCAGAAAGAGCAGTTCGACTTCGAGAAGCAAAACGCCATCAATCAGCAGATGGTGCAGGCACTCATCAATAAGCGTGCTGTTGCAGGCACTGCGGACTCGATGGGCACCACTGTCCAGTATGATCCAACCACCAATACATGGCAGACCAAGCTTGGGCCACTACCACAGCAGGTTGCTCAGACCGCTGCACAAGCTGGCATCCAACAGAATACAGTTGATCGTGGACGTGCAGAATTGGCCAATGAAGTGGCCATGCAACGAGCAATGGGCGCAGGTCCTGCTGCGGATGCTGCTGCGCGTGATGTAGCATCATTCAGGCCCATGCAGGGCAGTGAACTGACTGGTTTGTTGACTGATCAAGCCGTGACTGCTGCGAGGCAAGCATATGATCCGCTACGTGCTGATGTATTGCGGTCTACTGCTCGGACTGGCACTGCTGCTGGACCAGTTCTGGCCGAACTAGGTAAGAGTGAAGCAGCTAATCTGCGCAACTCACTCATTGATGCGCAGGTGCAAGGCATGACTGGTGTTGGGAACATCAATCAGCAAAGACTTGGCAATCTGGTCAGTAAGGCACAAGCCACAAGTGGATTGGCTACACCAAATCTGACGACACCACCAATTGCTGGTGATCCAACGAGTGGATTGCTTGCCCAGTTAACAGGACAACGTGCTGGCACAGTTGCAGGACAGACCGCATCAGGCATGTATGGTGCCAATCAGGCTGCTGGACTTGGTGCAGCAATGACTGGACCAATCAGGGTGCCTGATCCCAACTTCGGGCTGACACAAGCAGCAAGTGGATTGAAGACACTTGGATCAGCATTTGCACCAAGTGGTGCTGGAGGTAATTTGGTAGATGCATTGA